AGAGTTGCAGAAGCACTTAACAAGTCATTAGCTCACGGATCTAACGAGTATGACAATGGGTATGCCCAGGGTATGACCGACGCACTAGAAATAGTAAGTAAGTATCGTCGATGACTGAAGCTGAACGCCAAGCATTACGAAACAAACACGCCGAGACTCCCGAACTTTACTGCGCTGCCTGCGCCGTAGTAGGTTTTGACGGCGAATCGTTAAGCCGCAAACAGTACCCTTGCGACGTAATAAAAGTACTTGACTCTTACGACAAACAAGACACTGACATTCTTGAGATTATTCACACTTACGACCAAGAACCTATTAGCGCAGTTGTTCGCATTTGGAATCTATTAGGTAACAGAGCATGAGCGAAGAAGAATTTGCTGAGTTCTTAGACGGTTTTAACGAAAACAAAGAGCTGCGAAAAAAGATAGACGACATTTTTCAGGGTGCAAACGAGCGCAACTACTGTCGAACCTGTCATGGGTACAGACCTGATTACTCACGACCCTGCCTGAACTGCGGAGAGGTTGACTGAGTCATACCCTCGGTAGTACCTGGAGTAGTACCTTTTACAATTTAATTTGCCCAAAAATAATTAAGCATTTTTCCTGAGCATTTTTGAAAACTTTGCAAAAAAGTTTCTGGGATTTTTTACGGATCTTTAGGCAAATTGTTTTGAAAAACTCTTAAAAATGTGTGTGCATTGTGTGTGTATAACTGGTGTATAAAGCTAAAAAATGTTGTATAAATTGTCATACAAATCTTCCAAAACATTTACCGGCATTTATCAGGAGTTTTGCTGAAAATTTGTTGGAATGTTGGTAAAAATTGCAAAAAAAAAGTTGTTAAAAAAAATTCCAGTTCAAGTTTTTAAAAAATAAAAAAAAATTTTTAGTCACACCTTTCTCCCAAAATGGGGTTTTGAAGGCAGGGCGAACACTTGTTCGTTTACCGGCCAGTAACCGAACATTTGTTCGATTGTGGATAACTTGTGCCTTACTTGTCAGTAACTTAACCCTAACCCGGTAGGGATAATTGCCGGGATCGCCGCTAATAAATAAAGACGCCGCGCCGGTAGCTATTGCCGGGATCTAACGCCGCCGGGATCTAACGCCGCCGGAATCGATCTAGGCCGTTCCGGGTAACTCTAAAAGAATTCTAAAAAAAGTCGCTAGGGTACTTGACAGCGTCCATTTAATGGATGTAGTGTCTCTAGTGTTAGTGGATGCGTTATCCATTAGCGCAGTAGTGGGAGCTACCTAATTATGAATGAAACACTAAAAAAAGTAACCGGAATGGCGATATGGGATCCTACCTATACCTCGACTATTCTTTATTGCCTAGCTTGTTTTAATGAGCGCCTAACAGCGGTGGAAGCGGTAGCGCTAGGCGATCGCGTGAATGAACTAATTAGTTCTGGCAACGATGGCGATTGCTTCAATTGTGGCGAGGTGTTGCCATAATGTTGATTACACTAACCCTCGAAAATTACGTAGATCTAGTGACGGTAGGCAATTACGCTACTAAGGCTAAAGACAATAGGCCACTACTAGCGGCTATTAAGTTAAACATCCTAGACAAGGTGGAAGACGCTAACGGTCTGAATGCCACGATTAAGGCCACCGCTACCGATAGCTACCGTCTCGCCATTGTGGAGCGGTCTTGTTTCGTAGACGTGGACGGAATTCTTAGCGGCAGCGACTTACTGATACCGGCAGAATCACTACTTAACGCCGCTAAACAGTTTAGGAGCGCTATTAAGAATTACAAGGCTAGCGGCTATAAGTCTTCTATCCAAGTGGAGCTACGAATCGAAGACGATCTAGTGACTATCACTTGCCAGGATATGACAGTTAGTAACATTCGCCTAGTATCGGGTCAGTATCCAAGCGTGGAGCAATTGATACCGGCTAAGGGAATTAGCGAAACTAGCCTAATTGCCTTTGACCCGGTATTCCTAGCGGATATTGCTAAGATTGCTCCATTTAATAACAAGGAAACCGGATCAGGTATTGGAGCTATTCGCATAGTTTCAATTACTGACGCTAACAAGCCGGCGTTATTTGAAGACGCTAGCGGCCTTACCCGCGTAGTTCTTATGCCAGTAAGGACGGTGGCCTAATGGAATCTAAGGCGATAGCAGAAGACCTAGCGCGCGAATTAGAAGACCTAACCGGTGACGCGATAGATAACTACGTTAGCGAATGTTTAGAGGTAGTAGTACTATTCCGTCAGTCATTAGGGAATCAAGATAATCCTGATCCTAGCGGCGTAGAATTGTTAGTCAGTTATGGCGGCCCATCTACTAGGGTAATTAGCCGAATTGGTAGCGATTACCTAACTATTAAGGTGAACTGGTGGGATGACACTTATGAAACTACTTCATACGCGCCGGAAGTAGCCGCTTACCTTAGCGAATTGGCAGAATGTTACGAGGTGGAGAATGTCTAACACTAAAAAAATGCACCGGTTACACGTGGCCGCGAGGTTTATAGACGTGGCGCTAGGGTATCTGGCAGCTCGTACTTGTGAACTACACGGATGGCTACTAAATTGGCGCGTGATCGAATCCAATGGCGTAGTGATGGCTACGTTATGGGTTCTATTTAGCGTGGCCCTGATATGGGTAACGAATCGCCTACATAAGTTAGCGCCGGGAGACCATAAGGATAAGACCCTAGCGGCTTGGAATGAATTAGCCCGGCGTAATGCTAAGGATGGTAAGTCATGAGTGAATTCTACGTTACCTATAGCTACACTTACACTATAAACGCTGAAGATGAGCAAAGCGCTGAAGATAAAGGCTATAAAGCATTTAAAAAGGAATTAGAGACAATGCCGGCGTACGAATTCGCCGCAATAGTAGAGGAGGTTAAGTCATGGCGCTAACTTACGGAATGATAGGAGACCGGCTAAGTGATCTAGTAGCAGAATTACGCGAGATTAACGAGGACGGTCTGACTAATCAAAAGGCTAGTGAATCATTTAACTTTATAACTATCTTGGATAGCCTTAGGGCAGCTTGTGACGCTTTAAGTCTTCGTGGACTGAATGACGCTATTGCGTCTAGGGATGGTGACTAATGACTACTAAAATTAGGGCCGATAAAACAATAGTAAAAGAATCTAGGCTTATATGCGAGGGATGCGGTAGTACTAAAACCTATGGAGGGATGCTAACCCTAAACAAGGTAACTATGGTAGTCCTATTGTGCTTAGAGTGTAGGAAACTAACTAGCGCGGAATAGCTGAACTAACCTAACTAGGATGGATGGTCTACCCTTAACCGGGTAGGCTATTCGTCTTTAGTGGACTAATTGGATGGATGGTCTAATTCTTAGGGTCGTCATCCGTCTAAGCGTTAGAACGCCAGCTCTTACCTAATGCTCCTAGATCGCCCGTCTTAGCCTTGTTTAGCCCGGTCTTACCTTGTTTAGCCTTGTCGCGTCTCATGGCCTCTAATCGCGTCCTATGGTCTCTAGGTCTTATCCCGGTCTAGTCTTAGTAGCTTTATTGAATCGGTCTATTCTGCCGGTGGCCTATTCTGCCGGTCTTCGACTGGTGGCAGCGCTCCCGGTCTTCTATTGGAGCGGTCTTATTGCTCCCGGTGGCCTATTGGAGCGGCCTTAGTTCTGCCGGTCTCTATTGCCATAAGGTGGCGCGTAAGGTGGCGGCTTTTAGTCTTCGATCGTATTTATTGGCCTTTAGTAGTGTCGCGCCTTAGTTATCACCTAAAGCGCTCCTAGTGGCAGCGCTCCCGGTCTCATGGTCTAGGCTTGTTAGGTGATCTGGTCATTCGTCTTGGAGCTTGTAGGGATGGTGGGAGCGTATCTAGCCGGGCGGCGTTATTGGCTAGCATGGCTACTACTGGCGGCTAATAGCGTGGCCTGGTCTATCTATGGCCTGAATACTGGCCAGTACGGTTTTACCCTTGCAGCGCTGGCCTACGTCCCTTTATACCTAAAGAATGGCTACCGGTGGCGGCGTAGGCTTAAGGATGACGGGAGCGAATGAATCGGAGCGCGGCCTAGTCTCATGGCCTAAACTGGTCTAATGACTTATGCGCCCCTAATTGAAGCAACTCTATGACGGTAGTAGCCGGCCTAATCGTACCGGGTAAGGATGGCGGCGCGTGGATCGGTAGCGACTGTTTAAGTAGTGACGATACCGGGCTGGCGTCTCGTAGCTCTACGCCTAAGATAGGCCGCTATGGTGACCTGCTGCTAGGTTTCGCCGGATCGTGGCGCGCCGGGTACTTATGGCACAAGGCCGCTAGTAGCGCCTATTCCCCTAGCTTGAATCAGTTACTAGACGTAGTGAAACTAGAGGACGCTCTTAAAGACGACTGGTCTCTACTTGCAATAGAGCGCGGCGTGATCTATGAAATCAACTCGGATAGAGGAGCGATAGCGGCTAGACCTAATGCGGATGGCGTATCCTATGGCGCGATAGGTAGTGGCGCGGCGGTAGCTCTAGGCGCTTTATACGTTGCGACAAGTGAGAGACCGGATGAGAGTAGCCTAATACGCGCCCTAGAGGCCGCTGAAGAGCATATTACTAGCGTCCGTAGCCCATTCACCATTCTAACCTTGTAACCGTCAGAATCGCCTTATAGAGCGCGCTTGTTACCATTGTGCTATTCTTTATAGGTATTATGCGCGCATAGCGTCCACAAGCTAAGGGATACAATGCCTAGTGTAAATTCTCGCGGCGGTTTCGTTAAAACTGCTGAATCAGCTATGAAAGATACCGAGGCGCTACGCCTTAGATCTAGCGGCATGACGTATAGCCGAATCGCAGAGGCGCTAGGAATCTCCAAGTCTCACGCCTACTACCGAGTGCAGAACGCCCTTGCAGCAATTCCAGCCGAGGCGGTAGATGAATACCGAAGATTAGAGAATGAGCGCCTAGACGCACTCCTAGAAGTCGCCATGAAAAAAGCACTAGACCCCGACGCAAAAGGCGGAGCGCTATTCGCTATTGACCGAGTGCTGGCGATCCAAGACCGACGCACAAAACTACTCGGACTAGACGCACCAATCCGACACGAAGTAATCACACTTGACTACATACAAAGCGAGATTATTCGCCTACAAAATCAACTAGGGGTAGAAGATGGCGACGATAGCGGAGCAACGCTTAGCGGAACTCAGGAAACTGGAACAGTTAGAGCTATTGAAGCAACAACTGGAAGCGGAGCAAGCGAAGAAAGCGGTCACGAACTCTAGGTATCGCCAGAGCGCACGACCCGAACAACTCCCACCCGAAGGCGACTGGCGTATTTGGCTAGTGATTAGCGGACGAGGCTGGGGAAAGACCTTCACCGGCTCTGGCTGGCTACTCGAACAAGCACTACTGCAAGAAAACACCGAATGGGCAGTAGTAGCGCCGACCTTCACCGACGTACGCCGTACTTGCATAGAAGGCCCTTCGGGAATTATTAAATCGCTACAACCCGGACAACTTCGCCACTACAACAAGACCAACGGACAAGTCACTTTGTCTAACGGCTCTAAAATTCACATGATTTCCGCAGATGAACCAGACCGAGCGCGTGGACTTAACTTGTCTGGCGCATGGTTGGACGAATTCGCTGCATGGCGCTATGAAGAAACATGGACTGCTGGTTTAGCACCGGCGCTTCGAATTGGAAACCCACAAGTCGTTATCACGACGACACCTCGCCCGACGAAACTTATTAAAGAGTTTGTAAACCGCACAGACGGTTCCGTAGTCGTCACAAGAGGTAGTACGTTTGATAATGCAGCTAACCTGTCTGAGGCTGCGCTCGCTGAATTGCGAAACCGTTATGAGGGAACTCGTATCGGACGACAGGAACTTTACGGTGAATTGTTAACTGACAACCCCGATGCCCTATGGACATTGGAGATGATTGACTCTACAAGGGTGAAAGAAGCCCCAGAGTTGGTCAGGATTGTAGTTGCAGTTGACCCAGCCACCACATCAGGTGAAAATGCTGACGAGACTGGAATAGTCGTCGTTGCTAAAGGAGAAGACGGACGCGCGTATGTTCTTGCTGACCGCAGTTGCCGTGATACTCCTTCTGGGTGGGCTAACCGGGCCATAAAAGCCTTTAACGAATTTAACGCTGACCGAATTGTTGCCGAAAAGAATCAAGGTGGCGACATGGTCGAATTAACGCTTAGATCAGTTGACCCGACCATTCCTTACTCAGGAATTGTTGCGAAACTAGGTAAAAGACTCCGCGCCGAACCGATAGCTGCGCTCTATGAGCAAGGCCGCGTATCGCACGTCGGAGAATTTGCAGTATTAGAAGACCAAATGACCGGCTGGCTTCCTGATAGTGGATACTCACCAGACCGACTTGACGCTTTAGTTCACGCCTTAGCGGAGTTGAAACTCGCTACCGGTTCTTCGGCTGATAGATTTTTTGCACAACTCGCACCGTCGTGTGGCGCGTGTGGACATCCAAACGCCGTTGAAGCATTTAATTGCAGAGGTTGTGGTGTTCTATTGAGAGAACCAACAACGCAGTTATACTCATCAGGCATCAACCCATCTCACCGAGGACAATAAGTGGCTCTATTCAAGCGAAAGAACAAGACTACGCTCGCAGCGGAAATTGTTGCTGAATTACAAAAAGCAGGGATGGC